GCAAATGAAGAAGCCGCCCGTTTGGAAGACTGCCGACCCTACGAAGAAGGACAAGAAGCTGACGCCGAAACAGAAGGCTTCTGCAAAGTCCATGGCAAAGGCCGCAGGACGACCGTACCCGAACCTGGTCGATAATATGCGCGCTGGAAAGAAAGCGAAGTAATCATGGAAGACGAAATGGAAGGTGGTTGCCCGCTGGCGACCCGCGATCTGACCTTGAACCTGAAGAACCGGGGCAAGGCGATTGACAAGGCAGACTACGGCCCGATGGACCCTAATCTGCCGAACAACGAATACTGGGCGCGTATGGCTTCCAAGTGGGACACCGATCCTGCCGAGGCCAAGCAGATGCGTTGCGGTAATTGTGCAGCATTCAACAAGACCAGCGCGATGCTGAAGTGCATTGAAGAGGGTCTTGCGAAGGATCGCATGGAAGACGCGATGGAGGTCATCGAGGCTGGTGATCTTGGCTATTGCGAAGTGTTTGACTTCAAGTGCGCTGCTAAACGTACATGCGCTGCTTGGATCGTCGGCGGTCCTGTAGAGGACGAGGAGAGCGACGAGGAAGAGTACGAAGACGAAGGGGAGAGCGAAGATGAAGAATATAGCGATATGCGTCCCGGCAAGGGATGAGGTCTCAACCGGGTTCGCTCACGATCTTGCGATCATGAGCGCCCGGTTTTATGGGAACGCACCGTCAGGAACTTTGTTCAACGTCAACTTTGTCGCTGGTACGCTCATCGCGGATCAGCGACAGAAGTTGGTGATGATGGCTATCAAGCAGGGCGCTGACTATATCCTGTTCTTGGACAGCGATATGCGGTTCCCGTCTTATCTGCTTGAGCGGATGCTGGCGCATGACCAAGACATCGTTGCTTGCAATTACGCCACCCGCCGGTTGCCGGTTAAGACCGTAGCATTCTCTGACTTTGCAGAACTGAAGTGCATCTATTCTTTGGACAAGAATGGTCTTGATGAAGTCGATGCTGTCGGCATGGGCGCGATGCTTATCAAGACCGAGATATTCAAGAAGCTTCCGCTTCCGTGGTTCTCGATCAGCTATTTACCATCTGGTAACATGTATATTGGCGAAGACATTTACTTCTGCAAATTGGCACAGGCCAATGGTATGAAGGTCTACGTCGATCACGATCTGTCAAAGGATGTTCGCCATATCGGTGTGATGGAGTTTACTCACGATCATGCAGAGATTGACCGTCCCGATCCGATGACAGAGACGGCAGCATTGATGGAAAGGTTGCAAGATGAAAAAGACCAAAGCGGAAAAGAAGATCAGTAAGGTCATGAAAGAGTACAAGGCTGGTGGCCTTCACTCTGGTAAGGGTGGCCCTGTGGTCAAGTCCAAGAAGCAGGCTGTAGCGATTGCTCTGTCTGAGGCTGGTAAGTCCAAGAAGAAATGACTGAGGCTAGGGCGACAAAGCGGTGTCCGCAGTGCGGTCTTCATTTGTCGTCCAGCTTTTTTTACTCTGCCAAGTCCAGAACAGACGGGTTGTCGTCTCTTTGCCGCCCTTGCTCAAAAAGACACGCCGCTCACTGGAACAATGAGAACAGAGAGAAGGTTCTTGTCCATAAAAAAGAGTGGCGAGCGAAGAACCTTGATAGGGCCAGGGCAGTAAATAAAAAGAACTATAAAAAGTGGTACGTGAAGAACGGCCACAAGATAAATGCCAAGTACGCTAAAAGAAGATCAGACAAGATGTCTGCAACACCGCCGTGGTTCGACAATAATATGAAGTATAAAGTCACCGAACTTTATGATTTGGCGCGTGGATTACAGAAATATACTGGCAAAGAGCATCATGTAGACCATATACACCCGCTTGTGGGCGAGAATTTCTGCGGATTGCACGTTCCGTGGAACCTTCAGGTGTTGTCTGCTGCTGAAAATACCAGAAAAAGCAATATGCCACCGCCTTCCGAGGCCGATCTATTCTTTGAGGCTCCCAAATGGAACATTACTTTGAGTCAATACAGGGCTGGTTTAACTTTAAAGAGCCCTATCGGCAGGCAGTCAGAGAGTTCCCAGACGGCTCCGTCTTCGTTGAGCTTGGCTGCTGGAAAGGTAAGTCCGCGTCGTTCCTTTGTGTCGAAGTGGCTAACAGCGGCAAGGAAATCAGCCTCAACTTCGTTGACCACTGGGGTGGTTCAGATGAAGAAGCTCATAAAACAGACCCGGAACTTGAGAGAGTTTTTGATCTTTTTAAGAGCAATGTCGCTAAAAGTGGTGTAAAAACGTCTATACACAGGCTCCCAACAGTTGAAGCGGCAAAGAAGTTTGATGATTGTTCAGTAGACTTTATATGGGTCGATGCTGGGCATGACTATGAAGACGTAATGGCTGATCTTAAAGCGTGGTGGCCTAAACTTAAAGCCCAAGGTATTATGGGCGGCGATGACTTCCCGATGGAAGGCGTAAAATCGGCAGTCGAAGAGTTTTTCCCGTCCTTTGAGACCGGCTCTGAGAATGGGTGGTCATGGTGGCGGGTACGCAAGAAAGGCTAAAAGTCCATGCGGGGCATTGAACGGTCAAACTACATTCCCGATCTGATCCCTATGTCGGCAGACGGGTCCGATGATATGTCCTACAACCCCGAGACTGGCTTTGTTGCCCAGTTGAACGAGCCCATGGACGAGGAAGAGTTCCGATATACGGTCTTCCAGGCCATTGAGGACGCCCAGACCTATATTGATAGCTATATTGCGCCCCAGCGCGAACAAGCTATGGCCTACTACTTGGCTGACCCGTTCGGGAATGAAGAGGATGGTCGCTCTCAGGTCATTCTGACCGAGGTCCGCGACACCATCCTCGCCATGCTCCCGTCCCTGCTGCGTATCTTTACCGGCGGCGACAAGATACTTGAGTTCGTACCCAAGGGGCCAGAGGATGTCGAAGCGGCCCAGCAGGCCACCGACATGATCGACTACATCTTCATGCAGGAGAACAACGGTTTCCGTGTCCTGCACGATGCGATGAAGGATGGCTTGCTCCTCAAGACCGGCGTCCTGACTTGGTACAAGCTGGATGACGAGAAGGTCGAGTATTACTCCTACTCCAACCTCTCGCAGGACGAGGCCAACTTCATTCTGAACGATCCGACCGTCGAGATGGATTCGTTCGAAGAGGTCGTTGACATGATGACGGGTGAGGTTCGTGTCTCGCTCGCCATCCGTCGCAGGGTTGTGTCTCCTCGCTTCGTCGTTGAGTGCATCCCGCCCGAACAGTTCCTGATCGACAACGAAGCGACGAGCTTTGATGACTGCATCTACGCTGGTCGTCGCAAGCTGGCGACGATTTCAGAGCTTGTGTCGATGGGTTATCCGCGTGACATCATCGAACAGAACGCCGGTACTGGCGGCTTTGAGATGAACAACGAGGTGATTACCCGTAACCCGGCTGACCAGTCATTCTTCGGCCTTGCTCTTGGCAATGACGAGACGACCGACAAGGTTTTTTACGTCGAATCGTATATCCGCTGCGACACTGATGGGGACGGCATTGCCGAGCTTCACAAGGTCTGCACTGTGGGCAACGGAGCCTACATCCTGCATGACGAGATCGTTCAGGATATTCCGTTTGCGATCCTTGCGCCAGACCCAACTCCCCACACGATCTTCGGGCAGTCCATAGCCGATCAGACGATGGACCTCCAGCTTATCAAGTCGTCCATTATGCGTAATACGCTGGACAGCTTGGCCCAGTCGATCCATCCCCGTACCGGCTTTGTCGAGGGACAGGTCAACATTGACGATCTCATGAACAATGAGACGGGTGCTCTGATCCGTATGCGATCGCCTGGGGCTATCGTGCCTTTCTCGACCCCGTTTGTGGGCGCACAGGCGCTTGGCGTGATGTCCTACATGGACGAGATCAAGACCCAGAGGACCGGCATCTCGCGTACCTCTCAGGGTCTTGATGCTGATGTCCTTCAGTCCACGACCCGTGCGGCTGTTCAGGCTCAGTTGTCGGCCTCTCAGGACCGCATTGAGATGATCGCCCGTATCTTTGCCGATGGCCTTAAAAGGTGCTTTCAAGGGCTCCTTAAACTGGTCTCGATGCACCAAGATAAGGCCAAGGTCATCCGTCTTCGTGGCAAGTTCGTCCCGATTGACCCGCGTGGCTGGGACTCCTCCATGGATATGGTCGTCAACATCGCCCTTGGGCGTGGGTCTGACGAGCAGAAGATGATGTTCCTGACCCAGTTGGCTCAGAAGCAGGAACAGGTCATCGAGAAGTACGGCCCGTACAATCCTCTGGTGTCGCTGGAACAGTATCGCGCCACTCTGGCTCAGATCATCCAGCTTTCTGGCTTCCAAGACCCGTCTCAGTTCGTCCAAGAGGTCACGCCAGAGGCAGTCCAGCAGTTCATGCAGCAGATGTCGGGTAACAAGACGCCTGACCCTGCTGAGATGCTGGCACAGGTCGAGGCTGACAAGACGAAGGCCGACATCATCATCAATGCTGCCAAGCAAGAGCTTGATCGTCAGAAGGCCATTGCCGATGCCGACCTCAAGCGCGACCAGTTGATGGCCGACTTCATGCTTCGTGCTTATGAAATCCAAGCCAAGTACGGCACACAGGTAGATGTTGCGATGATTAAGGCTGAACTCGACCAGCAGCGCGCTGATCTTCAGGCTACATTCGCCGCATCTTCCGCACCGATGGGGATGTAATGCTGTCTGCTTCACAGGTTGATGTAATTAACGAGTCAACTAAATCTCTTGTTGAGAGCGGTCAGTTTATTCTGCAAGCCCATAGGTTTGGGGATACAGAAGTAGAACACGCCAAAAAACTGCTGCACTGGGCTGATATACCCCTTGGTGCGGCAGTTGTTGATTTGGGTAGCGGGACAGGTGCGGTTTCATATATTTGGTCCAAGATTAGAGATGATCTAAGTTTTTGCTTGGTCAATCTAAGTGAGTTCCAATTAGGGCTTCTGCCAAAGTTCTGCGACCAGATTTGCTGCGATATGGAGAATGTTCCGGTCGAAGACGGGACTTTTGATGCGGCTGTTTGCATGTTTTCAATCGGCCATACAAATCACGCTACGGCAATTGCCGAAATGAGTCGGATCGTTAGGCCAGGTGGTATTGTTTTCGTCTACGATATGGTTGGGAAGAGCCCAAGACTGTCTGAGCTTTTTTACAGTCTAATCAGTAGGGATAAAATAGAGGGGTTGGCCGCAAGTTGCGGCCTATCTTTGGATTTTTACATGGAGCCCGCAGATCGTGGGTGTCCAGCTTCAAAGATGGAAGGTTTTGATGAGGTATTCGGTCCTCTCAGGCCAGCCATTTGGAGGTGGGTAAAGAGGGGTGAGCATGTCGCATTTTGAACAGGAAGACCTCTGGCGATCTGCCAGAGGCTTTGCCGAGGATAAGGTTCTGGCTGTTTTGTTCGAGCGCATGACTGAGAAGTACATTCAGTCTTGGGCAACTTCAGCCCCAGATGACGAGAAAACAAGGAATGACTCTTACTTTATGGTGAGAGCCATAGCTTCACTCAGGACCGAGCTAACTGCCTTGGCGGCAGAGCCGGAAGTAGTGAAGTTTAACAGCCGCTTGAAGCGGAAGTAATAAAGGGGTAATACTATGAATACTGCCGAACAATCGCAGCCAAGCGAACTCGGTCAAGCAAGTATTGATTCTCGTATTTCGGCTTTTCTGGACGGACCTCCGCAACCAGCGCCGAAAGAAGAGGTTAATACTGCCGAAGTCGAAGAGACAGAGGCGTCGGCTAATTCGTCCGAAGAGACTTTATCCGATGACGGAGAGGCAACCGATCAGGTTCCGTCAGAAGAAGAAGGTGGCGAAGAAGTCGAGGCTGTTGAAGATGGCAAGGACGCTGACACCGATCCTGATGCTCTCGTCACCGTCAAGATTGACGGCAAGGTCGAGAAGATCACGGTAAAGGAAGCAGCAGAAGGCTATCAAAGACAGGCCGATTACCAACGTAAGACGCAGGCACTGGCTGAAGAGCGTAAAGCTATTGAGTCGGTACGCCAGCAAACGGAAGCGGAACGGGCTTATTATGCACAAACCGTCTCCCAGCTTCGGAGCCAACTTGAGTCCTTTGCGCCTCAAGAGCCTGACTGGAATAGACTGCATCAAGAAGACCCGATTAACTTCCCGATAATCGAAAAACAGTGGCGAGACTATAAGGCCAATCTTCAGGCAGTTCAGCAGGAAGAAGCCCGTCTCAAACAGATCGCTTATCAGGAAGAACAGTACAAGCTCCAGCATATTGTCGAAGAAGGACGAAAGTTCATCGTTGATAAAATGCCAGAGTGGAAGGATGAAGCGAAATGGAATTCTGCCCGTGGGCAGCTTCGCGAGTATGGCAAAAAGATAGGCTATACAGACGAAGAACTGGCCATGGCTTACGACCCTCGCGCCATCCTTGTACTTGAGAAGGCCCGTCGCTACGACGCACTTCAGGCAAATTCGCCCAAACCAACCCAAAAGGCGAGCCCGAAGCCGTTGAAGCAAGGAACCCCTGCTCAATCTCCGCGTCGTGATAACGATATTACGAAGGTGAAACAGCGTCTCAAATCGTCAGGCCACGTTAATGACGCGGCTGCACTCTTTGCAATGCTTGATAGGAGATAGCAAATGGCTTCGGTTACTAAGGCAACGACCTACGACAACGTCAACGCGATCCGCGAAGACCTTGCCAACATCATCTACGACATCTCGCCCGTTGACACGCCCTTCATGTCCAACATTGGCCGTGACACTGCGTCCAACACCTACTTCGAGTGGCAGCAGGATTCGCTCGCCGCTGCGAACACCGCCAACGCTGCCATCGAAGGTGCTTCGGCTGGCGACGCTGACTTCGTTGCAACCGTTCGTACGGCAAACTATGCCCAGATCAGCACGGCAATCGTGTCTGTCTCGGGTACTGCCGATGCGACGAACAACGCGGGTATGCGTACCCTCATGGCTTACGAAACCGCGAAGAAGGCCAAAGAGCTGAAGCGCGATATGGAAGCCATTCTTACGTCGAACCAGGCTGGCGTTGCTGGCAACAACTCGACGGCTCGTAAGACCGCTGGTCTTCCGACTTGGCTCTGCAACAACTACCAGGCCAACGGTGCAACTGTCTCGTCCATGTCCGGCGCTTCTGGCAACGGCTACCCGAGCACAGCTTGGACCTCGCTCTCGACTTCGACGGACGTTGCTCTGACGGAGACGATGCTCAAGACTGCTATCCAGCAGGTTTGGGAAGACGGTGGCGACCCGAAGGTGTTCATGGTCAACGCCTACAACAAGACGGTTGCTTCTGCGTTCTCTGGCCTTGCCCAGCAGCGTATGTACAACACGGGTGTTTCGCCGCTCAAGATCATCGCGACGGCTGACGTTTACCTCGGTGACTTCGGTGAGGTGGCTATCGTCCCGAACCGCTTCCAGCCGGGTAACTTCGCCTTCGTGCTCGACCCTGAGTACGCTTCGGTCTCGTACCTCCGTCCGTTCCGCACCATTGACATCGCCAAGACCGGCGACTTCGATAAGAAGGAACTGGTTGTGGAATACGGCCTCCGCATCAAGAGCCAGAACGCTCATGCGGTCATTGCGAACCTCATCCCGTCGTAAGCAAAAAAGGAGGGGCGGGTCTTCCCGTCCCTCCAACTTTTAGGGGAATAGAATGGCTGAAGAATACCTTCCGGGATCGTTTGATCTTTCCTATGACTCGCACTCTGGAACGCTCCAGAAGATGCACATCACGACCGATCAGAAGTTGATCTTCGAATCAACCGTACAGATTGACGATCTTGCTGAGAAAAATAAGTTTGATCGAGATAATCTGTCTCGCAACGAAAAGCTGCCTGATGGCATGGTTCGCGTGGCTAGTCTTCCCATGCTGATCTACCAAGACCTCAAGCAACGTGGTATTCTTGATGACAGGGCCGCTCTCCGTAAGTGGCTTCAAACCGAAGAGGCCCGTCCCTTCAGGACGCACTGGGTGGCAAGCTGATGGCGACGATCACGAACTACGCAACTCTGCAAAGCACGGTTGCCGACTATCTGAATAGGCAGGACTTGTCTGCTTATATTCCTACGTTTATCCAGCTTGCTGAAGCTGACATGAATACGCGCCTTCGCACCCGTGAGATGATTATCCGCGCTACGACCACCAATGACGATGAGTTCGTGCGCCTGCCTCTCGACTTTCTTGAATCGATCAACCTCCAGTTGACGGACGGTCAGAGCCCTCTGCGCTTTGTCACGCTGGACGAGGCTGACATCATCAACAAGCGGCAGGGATACAATGCCCCTACCTTCTACTCGCTGATGAACGGTGCGATTGAGCTTGTGCCGCCTCCAGCTACGGGTGCTGACGTAGAAATTGATATGGTGTACTACGGGAAAATCCCGGCCCTTTCTGACAGCAATACATCGAACTGGCTGCTGCTGAAGGCTCCTGACGTTTACCTGTATGGCGCTCTTGTCCATGCTGCCCCGTTCCTGATGGACGACCAGCGCATTTCGGTTTTTGGCTCGTTCTACTCTCAGAGGATCGAAGCTTTGAATGACGAGTCGCAGAAGTCCCTGCATAGCGGCTCTCCTCTCGTTGCGAGAACCCGCAGGGTCTACTGAATAGGAGATAGGAATGTCCAAGTCGAACGCCTTCGAGAATGACCTTCTCAAGTTGATCTTTAATGCAACAGCAATCGCCAATCTGGCTGACAATGCCGCTTCGTCTCCCTTGACGAACCTTTACGTGTCGCTGCACACGGCTGATCCTGGCGAGGCTGGAAATCAGTCTACCAGCGAGATCGCCTATACAAGCTATGCGCGCGTGGCTGTGGCTCGTACATCTGGTGGCTGGACGGTTACAGCTAACTCCGTCTCTCCTGTTGCCAACATCGACTTCCCGGCGGCTACTGGTGGCTCTGGTACGGCGACCTACTTTGGTGTCGGCTCTGCCTCGTCTGGGTCTGGCGTCCTTTATTACAGCGGCACTGTTACTCCGAGCATCGCAATCACCTCCGGCGTCACCCCGCGTCTTACCACGGCGTCTACGATCACTGAAGAGTAAGGCTCATGGCGCATATCACTGCTGATCGCGTCAGAGACACTTCGACATCGACCAGTACCGGGAACTTCGTTGTTTCCGGTACTGCGCCGACTGGCTTCCGCACGTTGTCGGCTGTCTTGAGTGTCAATGATACGTTCTACTATGCGATCCAGTCTCAAAGCCTTGATGAGTGGGAAGTAGGTCTCGGAACTTACTCGTCTGCGAATACGTTTGCGCGCACTACAATTCTGTCATCGTCCAATTCCGGGTCGGCGGTTAACTTCTCGGCTGGCGCGAAGGATGTATTTCTGACGCTCGCCGCGTCTAAGACAATTCAGCGCGATGCGTCTGGAAATGTTTATGGCGCGTCAGGGAGCAGCACCGATCAAATCTTCTTCTTAAATGGGACCACTGTTACCGCTAACTACACTGTGCCAACGAATTATAATGCTGGTTCGTTTGGTCCTGTTACTGTTAACAGCGGCGTTACAGTTACTGTTCCATCTGGATCAACTTGGAGCATTGTCTGATGCCAGTCGGGATTAAAGGCACAGGCGGCGGGACCGTAACTCTTGACGCTGGGGCGGCTTCTGCCAA